TTATTTTTATTTTTATTTTTATTTTTATTTTTATTTTTATTTTTATTTTTATTTTTATTTTTATTTTTATTTTTATTTTTATTTTTATTTTTATTTTTATTTTTATTTTTTATAATTTAAAATAATCGATATTAATATTATTTATAATTTTATAGTTTGATTATTTTACAAATAGTTTTAATTATTAAAATTATTTTTTTTAATAATTAAAAATTGAATTTATAAAATTGAAAATTAAAAACTAATTAATAGAATAATTAAGAAAATATAATTTATATTTTATAATTTATATTTAATTATTTAATTTAAAATGCAAAATACATCAGTACATTCAAATTTTTCTAAATATAAAGTTTTAGATAAAGAAGCATATTCAAATGTATTGTCTCAAAGCAGCGTTCATTGTAAATCGGGAAAATGGAATATTCCTGATGATAAATATGAACCTTTTCTTAAAAATATTAATGAAGAATTAGTTAAAAATCCTAATAAACAAATGCACTTTTTAGAAAAACCAAGTAGTGAATGTAATATGCTCAAAATTGATTTAGATTTACGATTTAAAGCAACAGATGAAGAATTAAAAAATAGAACTAATTTAAACAGGCGTTATAATGATGAATATATTGAATTATTCGCAAATTGTATTGCTGAAACTATAAAAGATATTATAGATGTAAAAGAAAGTTACACTATTTTTATTCAAGAGAAAAAACATCCACGATTAACAAATGATAATACAAATACAATTAAAGATGGTATTCATATTATTATACCTAAATTAGTTATGAAAAATTCAGCTTTACATTATTTACGTGATAGATTAGTTGAAAATGAAGAAATTAAAGAAATTACTAAATCTATAGATAATATTACAAAAATTGGTGATGTTATTGATAAGCGTATTATATATCCTAATGCTTGGTATATTTATGGTTGTGGGAAACCTGAAGATCACGGGAATTATTATAAAGTTTCTAAAATATTTAAAGTAACTCATAAAAATGATACAGTTTCTTTACGTAGTATTCAATCTACAAAAACAATTACAGAATATATTTCATTATTTTCTAATTTTGGAAAAAAACATAATGTAGAATATTTAATTGATTTAGAAGAACAAGAAGAAAATGATGATAAATATAGCAAAGAAAAAAGTTTTAATAGACGAGAACAATTATCATTAATACATAATTTTACACAAAATCAAACTAATTTTAGACGTATATCATCATTAACAGCTTCTGAAATTAAAGCCTTATTAAATTGTTTAAATAAAAGTCGAGCTGATGATTATGAAGATTGGCGTAAAATTGGTATTTGTTTATATAATATGGACGACCGTAATTATGATACGTGGAGGATGTGGAGTGCCCAATCTGATAAATATAATTCTGATTACTGTGCTAAACTATGGTTTAGTGAATTTCAAAAATGTGGTAAATATAATTTAGATTTAAATAAATTAAAAGAAATGGCAAAAAATGATAATATAGATGAATATCAAAAAATTATTGATATTAATAAAAAACATTTCTTTGATAAATGGATTTATGAACACGCAAAACAAACACATATTAAAATATTAAGTGTATGCACATTATCTGATAATATTAAAACATATATTAAAGATTATGCTAATTTTAATGTTGCATGTGCCTGTCCTGGAACAAATCCAACTTGGTATAAATTTGATAATCATAAATGGACTGAAGATAAAGCAGCTAATAAAATTTATATGTTAATGACTGAAGAATTAAATAGAGAATTAGCAATTATACACGAAGATTTAAAAATTAAAGTATTTAGTAATCAAAGCTCAGACCAAGTAGCAAGAGCAAATCAAACTATGGGAAACGCATCTAATAATACTAATGGCAATGGCAATGGCAATGGCAATGGCAATGGCAATGGCAATGGTAATGGTAATGGTAATGGTAATGGTAATGGTAATGGTAATGGTAATGGTAATGGTAATGGTAATGGTAATGGTAATCGTAATGGTAATCGTAACAGTACCAGTAATAATTCTGATGATGAAGATGAAGAAAGTAATATTTTAACATATAATAAACATATTTATGATGATAGAGAAGCAAAAGCAAATTTAGAAGAACAAAAAAAACAATATTTTGAAAATCAACACGCTAAAGCTTGTTTAGATAAATGCGGTCAAATTTTATCATTTTTAAGCACTCCTCAAAATAAGAAAAAAATTATTGAAGATTTAAGTCAAAAATGTTATGATGATGAATTTCATACTAATCTTGATGAAAATCGTAATGTATTTGTGTGTAATAATGGTGTTTTAGATTTAGAACAATGTATTTTTCGTAATGGTGAGCCATCTGATATGATGACAATAAGTTCTAAAATAGATTTTCCAACTAATGTTGATTCATTAGACGCACAAGAATATATGCATTCAATTCAAGATTGGTTAGACCGTATTTTACCTATTGACGCCGTTCAAGATTATGTATTAAATATTTTTGCTTTAAAATTATCTGGTATTTTGTTTGGTGAATATTTTATTATCTTTACTGGGACTGGTGCTAATGGTAAATCGCAATTATTTAAAATGATAGCAAAAATTTTTGGTGAATTCTTTAAATCATTTGATAATACATTATTAAATACACCAAAACGTGACGCACAATCTGCCTCACCTGCGACGGCCTCTTTAAAAGGGGCTCGTATAGCAATGACGACAGAACCAAAAGGAGGACAACCATTTGAATCTGATAAAGTCAAGGAACTTATTAGTGGTGACGAATTGGTTGGGAGACATCTTAATAAAGATTTAATACGATTTATTCCTCAATATTTAATGATGATGCAATGTAATGATATCCCTCGTAATGAATCGACTGATGACGGTTTTTGGCGTAAAATTTGCGTTGTAAAATGCCTTGCTAAATTCGTTATTAAAGAAGAGGATATGTATAAATTAGATGATCCTGTTAAATTTCCTTATCACTTTAAAGCTGAAAATCAAGAACATTTATATACAGAATGGGCTCCTTATTTCTTATATATGCTTTTTGAACGTTATAAAGTATTAAAGAGTAATAATTTTAAATTTAATATTCCTGATGAAGTTAATGCTGCTGTTAAAGAATATCAAGAAGAAGCCAGCACATATACTCAATTCTTTAATGATAAAATTGAAGAAGCACCAGGCTGTAAAGTGGATGCTACAACATTATATAATGAGTTTCAACTCTTTGTTGGAAGGGATTTTAAAACACAAAAAAGTATATTTATAAAACAAATGGAACGTTATATTGGAAAACCAAAAGGACGTAATAAAGAATTTAATGGATTTAAATTACACGGCACAAGTGGAGACCCAATTGAAACACAAACTACAGAACAAGTTGATATGGATTAGAATAGATTATAATGGTTTAGTTATATAAGTTGTATAAGTTATTAAATTAATTATAATAATTATAGTAATTATAGTAATTCTGTAAACATAAAATTAAATAATCCTACAACAATTAATAAAATAATTAATATTTTAACATAATAATAATAACTATTATTTTTTTTATTTAGTATTTCTTTTTTTTCTAAAAACTCTTGGAATTGTATTTTATTTATATTAACATCATTTTCAGCTTTTTCAAATTCTTTATTTGTTTTATCAAATAAATTTTGTTTATCATTTAAATTATTATTATTATAATCAATAAAATACAATTGTTGATTTTCTAAATTACGTTTAGAAATTAAATCACTCAATACATTATCAATATCATCATTATATTTAGATAGTTCACTTTTAGTTATTTTTAATGCTGTAAAAGTATTATATTTTACACGATCCATAATTTCTTCAGTATCTATTTTTAACATTTTATCTATATTATTACCCTGTTCATCATCTTTATAATAGTTAGAACATGATGTTAAGATATTATTACTTAAACATTTACGTTTTTTTGAATTATTTATTTTAATACAATTATTATTATTATGCTTATATTTTCCATCAGCATACATACCCCATTCATCACATATATTACCATTATTATTAATACTTATAGCAACATCCATAGTTTCTGTTTTTTTTAATAATTTTTGTAAATCTGTTAAATAATTGATTAATTTAGTTTTAACTTCTATATCATTAATATCATTAGACTCTAATTCATTATCTAATTTTTGCTGTTCTAATGTTAACTCGCCATTAGCATAAAAAGGTTCAATAGTATTTATAGTATTGTTATTTATAGTATTGTTATTTATAGTATTGTTATTTATATTATTAATTTTACTATTACAGTTAGTATAATAATAACTAATTATTATTACACTAATAATAAATATTATGTATAATAGTATCTGGGTAGTTGATAATTTCATATTTATATTTATTTTTTTTATTTAATTTAATTTATATTATAGTAATATTATAATTTTATTTATTTTTTATTTTTGTTATTAATTTTGTTATTAATTTTTATTAGTTTAATATTCTTAAATATTATTAAATTTTATTAAATTTTATTAAATTTTAAGTTAAAAAATAAGAAAAATATAAATACAAGATCTAACACTTTCTATATAAATTATCAACACTTTCCATATTATCAAGAAAATAGCGTGTTGGTATTCCTGAAAAAGGATCTTCGGTTTGTGTATGAGGTGTTGAATAATTTGTTAAAAAATAATTACGCCATCCCATCTCTGGAATACCTGTTGGTAATCCAGCATCTGGTATATTTTTATATTTACCAAAGGATTGGTGAAAATTGCGAATTGGACCAACATGATGAATAGGCATACAATTTTTATTATTATTTTTGTTATTTAAATTATTAATATTATTATTCATTAATGAAAAACTATTACTATTTACTTTATTATTTTTATTTAAATTAGTATTTGTTCTGGAACCATCTGTAATTTGATATAAATAAACTACTAAAATAACAGCTAAACAGAATGTTAAAAGATAACTTATAAATGTTGTATCTATTGAGCTCATTTTTTTATTATTATTATTAATATTATTAATATTATTAATATTTATTATTTATTTAGATTATTATTAATTAGATTATTAATTTAATTATTAATTAGATTATTATTTATTTTTTTAGTAGTAAATAAAAATAAAATAAATAATTAAATTAATAATTAAATTAATAATAATCCAAATAAATAATCTAATTAAATAATAAAACAAAATAATATATAAAACAAAATAATATATAAAAATGAAAAACTTACTTTATAAAAATGAAAAATATTATTTATGTGATGAAAAAGATACCAAAGATGGTAAAACTTGTGTAGTTTCTAAATATACAGCATCTAAATCAAATATGCCTCATCATAATTTCAAAACTAAAATGGTTGTGTATGCCAGACCCACTTGTCCTTATTGTATTGATTTTTTATCATTCTTAAAAAAAAATAATAAAAAAACACATTATTATGATAATTTAATTTATATTGAAGTAGATAGTGAAAGTCCTAATGATTTATTTTCTAAATCAAATCTTTTAAAAAATTTAAAAACTGATATTGGCTCTCATACTACTGTTCCTATGGTTTTTTATAAAGGTAAATTCATTGGTGGTAATGACGAAAGTAAAACCTACTTTAAAAACTTATAATTTTTAGTATTTTATTAAATAAAATTGATTTTTATTGTATTTTTTATAATTATTATTATTATAAACATTTGAACTTTACTGTTAATTATAAATAGTTTGTCTTTGTATAAAAATGAATCACTATCAAGACTTATGTATTGTTTTTGTTACTGAAATACCAACAAAACTACCAACAAAACAAACCTATAAATTAAACACGTTAGATAGTGCAGGAGCCTCTGGTGAAGGTGTTATTAATTCACAAAAATTTGAGAAAGATAATTTTGAGAAAGAAAAAACTGCAATTACTACAAATCAAGAATATGAAATATTAATAAAACATTATAAAACTAAACCTTATTTTAATGTATTTATGTTTACTATTTTTGATAAAACAAAACTTCTGGGAAAAGAAAAAAATAAATTATGTTGTATAATTCTCTTTAAAAATAATGTCTATATTTATCATTATGTATGTAGTATAGATACTATTGAAGAGAAAAAACAACTTTTTAAAAATGTAATTGAAAAAAGTAATATGGATATTAAAGACTGTTCATTAATAAAAATTAATTTTAATGAAGAGGGTAATTTTAAAGAATCTAATGATGAACTATTTGATTAGATATTGAAAAATTACATATTAATATTAATATTATATAAATATTATTTTTTTTTATTTTTTTATTTTTTTATTTTTTTATTTTTTTATTTTTTATATAATTTAATAAATAAGTTAGACCATTCATCAATACTTTCTTGTTCTTGAAATATCAACTGTTTTCTCATTTCAATATTTCTATTTATTTTATGTCTTAATTTTTCATTAATACCAATATTCGATGCCTTTTGAGCATATTCTTCTGGTGATACAGCACAACATTCTTCAAACATATTGTTGTATTTTGTGTAATTATTATGATTAGTATTATTATTAGTGTGATTAGTATTATTATTAGTATGTTCTGTGATTGACATTTTTTTATATAAACCATTTGTAAATTGTCCGTGTAAAAACTCACTGGGTAATGTAATTACTGGTATATTATAATCAAAAGCATCAAATGATGTATTACATCCACCAAATGGAAAAGGGTCTAAACATACATCACTAATACTAATAACATTAAGAAATTCGTCTTTTTCAAGAGAACCATACCATTTTATTCTTTTAATTTTCTCAAGTCCAATCGTATTTCTAATTCTTTCTAAATGATTTTTACAATATGGAAATGTGTTTGATAATAATATAATACCATTTGGGTCAAGTTCTAAAATACGAGCTAAACACGTTTCAAATTCAGGATTTAATTTATAAAATGTTTGAAGACATACATATAATGTATCTTTAATTGTAAATCCTAATTCTTCTCTTGTTTTAAATTTTTTTACTTTTTTGGATTTGTCTTTGTTTGTTTTTTGATTTTCTTCTTTATAAGCATCATTATAGCCAATGAATAATTTATGAGGACTAATATAAAATGTTCCTAAACTTTTTAAAAGTATAAGTTTTTCACTATACTGCTTTTGGACTTCTTCGTGAGGCAATGAACCACAAAAATACTCACTTGAAACAAAATAATCAATAGTATCTATTCCACTTGTTTCACTATGACCCCAAGTTGTTAGTTGTATAGGAGCAATACGTGAATATGCTAATAAAGTTGGTAATAATTTCATACCTATCTCTGGATACACTATAAAATCTAATTCATATTTTTCTAATTTTTCTCTGGCTGATGCTAAACTGTTTCCTAAATAAATATAATTTTCTTTAATCTTTGTCATAAATAGTTTAGCAATAATACCTTTAATCACCTCAAATTTATAAAAAGAAGCAAAATAAACTTCATATTTAGTTCTGTCTAATTTACCTATAACACTAATTCTATCCCGTAATACACTCGTATCTGTTGTAAAACTATCACTTATAAAACAAATTTTTAGTTTTTTTTGCGAGATGGGTGGTATTGTTGGTGGTGTTAGTATTGTTAGTGGTCTTGGTCTTGGTATTGGTGTTGGTGTTGGTGTTGGTATATTTTGATTATTATAGTGATTATTTTTTTTAAGTATCATTTCAGCAATACGAGGACTAAAATAATTTACCCAAGGGCATATTTTTCTTATTAATTTAGAATATAAGCTGAGTAATTCAACATTATTTTTATCGTGATAAGAAAGGGCATAAGGCATACACGTTTGGTTACTTAAATATACAAATTCAACTTCGGTTAAATATAATTCTTCTGGATAATTATTATATAACCATTCTAACATAGATTTATAATATTCTCTAATTTTACTTATTTGTTGTGAATATAATATTGTATTACTAAATGTTAAATTATTATTTACACAAGTATAATAGGGTATTTGTAAAAAAAACCATACTATAATATCTTTAGCTTTTAAATATTGTAATGCTTTAAATAATTTTATATTCCATTCTAAATTATAAATTAATCCTTTATCAATAAATAATTTATCAACTTTGGGTAAACAATTTGCTATTATTTTTATTATATCAGGTTTTAAATGTTGAAATAATATACCCATTGGGGTATTATATACATCAATTTCATTTGTTGTTGTTAATACTCTAATATTATTAATTAATTCTTTAAAAATAGATTGTAATTTTAACCGTTTTTCTTCTACTGTTATATCTGGGTTACGAACATTTATAATAGTATAAATGTGTTGATTAGCATAATTACGTAAAGTTAAATTATTCATTTTTCATTTTATTTATATCTTTATAGTTTTATAGTTTTATATTTTTATATAGTTATATAGTTATATCTGGATACTATATTTATATTTTAATTATTATAAAAAAAATAAACTAATTTTTATTATTAATTTATAATTTTTTATATATTATAATTATAGATTAATAGATTTATTATTATAGATTATAGTGTTAGTGTATTTATTATTATACTACTTCTAAAATATGAGTAAAAATAAAATAACTATTTTAACTATTAAACCTATTTTAACAAAAGAAGAAATAAAAGAAAAAGAAGGAGAATATTTTGATGAATCTCATTATACCAAACATAATAAAGTTATTACTACTGATACAGATGTTTATGGATTAGAAGAAGATGGAACTAAAAAACTATTATTAAAATTTAGAAAAAATGTAATTCCGCAATCTATATGTAGTGATGCTTATAATGCGTTAGAGAAACACGCTAAACATAAAAATTCTAATAGAGGTTCTGCTGCTGGTAAATTATCATTAAGTAAATTACCTAAACACGTTGGTGAAATTATTAAACAAGATAAATACAGAGTTTTTTATAAAACTAAAAATGGTAATGTATCCAGAGATAATGTTAGTAATATTGCACAAAGTAATATTGCTGGATACTATGATAGACCTGATAGAAATAATTATAATAAAACAAATAAAGAAATAAAAACAAAAACTCTTAAAAAAGAAATACCAATGTGTAGAACAACACAATTTACTAAAAAAAATGTTGAAAAATGGAAAAAAACAATTCCTTTAATAAACGAAGCTGATAAATTATTTAAAAAATTAATCCCTGATAGACATAAAATACAATTAGAAAGAGCAAATAAAACTCCTGAATTTCAAATCAATAATACTGCTTATAGCACTATTACTGTAAATTATAATTGGAGAACCGCAGCTCATTGTGATAGTGGAGATTTAGATGAAGGGTTTGGTAATTTAATTATTTTAGAGAAAGCAAAATCAGGATTTACTGGTAAAAATGATTTTAAAGATGGTATTAAAGATGGTTTTTTAGGTGGATATTTAGGTTTTCCTCGTTGGGGTGTATGTGTTGATTGTAGGCAGGGAGATTTTTTGGCAATGGATGTTCATGAATATCACTCGAATACACCAATAGAAGGAGATGGACGTTTAAGCGTTGTCTGTTATTTAAGAAAAAAAATGATAAATTGTATTAAAAAATAATATACTTATAATTATAATTATACTTATATTTATAAATAATTATATTATTTAAGTATAAAGAAAAAATAAAGACAAAACATAAACTAAAAATGTTATCCAGAACTATTTTAGCAGATATAATAAAGTATATTCATATTTTATTAATTTTATTTATATTAATAGGACCATTTAGCTTACCTAAAAAATATTTATACTATTATATTATTTTAGTTATATTAATTTTTTTAGATTGGAATGATTTAGATGGACAATGTATATTGACTCGTATTGAATATTGGTTAAGAAATAATCAATGGTATAACCAAGGTTCAACAATAGAAGGAGGGCCTGAATTTTTTAGACATTTATATATTAAAGTTACAGGAAAAGATATTTCAACCCTAAAAGCAGATAGATTAAATAATTTTTTATTTATGGTGTGTTTATTAATAGCATTTTTAAGATATACTCATTAATTTATAAATTATTAATAGTTAGTTTGTTAATTAGTTATAATTTATTCATCATTAAGTTCTTCATCATTAAGTTCTTCATCATTGAGGGGGCTCATCATTGAGTTCTTCATCATTGATAGTTTGATTATTTTGTGAATTTTTTCTTAATTTATTATTTTTTAATAACATAGATTTATTTTTAAATTTAGTAATATACATATCCATATTACTATCAATATATTGAAATTCCATAGCTACAAATTGACACCCGCATTCAAATGCTTTTATTGGTTTATAATTTGTATTAAAAAAATCACCTTCGTCGTGTGGAACAACAATAGTTAAACCTTTTCTATTAAAATTTATTAATTTTTTTTCATCAAATGTTGGTTCTAATAATTTTGAATAATGTATGCGTTGAAGATTATGGTTAGGATTATTATCAATATTATCCCAAGAATAATTAATAATTTCTTCTAATCCAGAACCTTGAAACCCATCACTCGAAAAAAATACAACTTTACCCATTAAATTAGTTAATTTTATATCAGCTATATCATCACTATTTTGATAACTATATTGATTAGGTAGAAGACGATTTCTAAAATATTTTGTAATTAGAAATCCTAATAAATTTAAACAACTTAAATTACTATTTGTATTTAAATTTAACCCAATAAAAATAGGGTCATCAGGATTAAATACGCCCTCTACACCATCATGAACTTTAAAAGCATTTTCAGCAATAATTTGAAAAATATATTCTAAAGGTGTATCTTTAACCATCATTTTCCATTCACCTTTTTTATACCCCATACTTACTACTGGATAAGCATCATCTCCAAAAACACTATTAAATACATTAAATTCTAAATATCTTACACCACTTTGTAAAACTGCTAATACCATTTTTTTGCTTGTATAATCATACATTTGATATCCAGAATGAGCAGCATTATATGCGCTTGATACATACATATCTCCTAATCTTAAATCTCCTAATTTAATATAATTTATAGATGATATACGTTGAAACCCTTGATATACTATCATTTTATTAAGAGTTCTACCTACACGAAATGATTCAGAAAATAAATAAATAAATAAACATAATACTAATGCTGATGATATACCAAGTAATAATAAATAATTATCAGTCATAAAATTATCATAGTCTATCATTTCTTTTTTAGTAGTTTTAATATTTTCATTTGATAGTTTATTACTTTCATTTATTTTTTTATTACTTTCATATTTATTAATTGCGTTATTATGAGACACTTGCTTATTTGATGTATTTGCTGTTAATTTATTATTTTTATTATTATTGTTATTGTTATTATTGTTATTATTATTTGATTTTATATTTACTGGTGTATTTAGTGATGTATTTAGTGATGTATTTAGTGGTGTATTTAGTGGTGTATTTATTGGTGTATTTATTGGTGTATTTATTGGTGTATTTATTGGTGTATTTATTGGTGTATTTATTGGTGTATTTATTGGTGTATTCATATTTTTAGTAATTTGTTGAGATACATTTGAATTAGACATCTTTACTATTATATTATTATATTTTTTATTATATTATATTAAATAGAAAAAATTATTATTATTAATACTAATAATTTATTTATTTATTTTTATAATTTATTTATTTTTATAATTTATTTATTTTTATAATTTATTTATTTTTATAATTTATTTATTTTTATAATTTATTTATTTTTATAATTTATTTATTTTTATAATTTATTTATTTTTATAATTTATTT